TATCTGTGTTTGTAAGGTTTTGGGGATAAGTATTAAGGTTACCTACAAACGTATTAGGTCTTAAATCGACGTATCCCGTTCCAACTACTTCATTATTGGAGGGGTCGGTTGCCAAACCGTCTCCGGAAGAATTTAAGGTGATTTTTGCCAGTGGAACGTGAGCCCTGGTAACACTTGGCAAGGAGCTACCGATAGATACTGTGATCGGGGCATCTTGATCCTCTAAAACGTAGAGATAAGATACGCTACCTGCGCCACCAAGAATCTGAACAGTTTGTCTTTCCCAGGACAACGGAGAACCGTCACGCTTGACCATGGTGCCAGCTTCAACGGTTACACCCAGGGAGTCTCCGTTGACGGGTAAAGTTGCAGGGACACCTGGCACTAAGACTTCTGACCCGTCCCAACCCAGCAAGATACCATCGTGGGCCGTACGGCCTAGCGCTGACTCTTGATCTTCTCGGGGGTCAGCAATTTCCCAATCTTTAATTTTATCACGTTGTCTAATTTTCCAGCTAGATTCATCGCCTTCAGCAGGAGCACCGTAATAGTCGGTTCTAGTATCACCGGTAAATAGGTGAGATTTTTGTACTTCTTTGAGATATGCGCTGCTAACAGACTTTCCGTTTTCAAATACAATGCGATCCACAGACTGTCAGGGGTAATTTAATTTCTTTCTACTTGGCTTTCAACGGTTTATTATGGGATGCGATACCAAATTACTCTCCCCAACCAGCTAGGACTTGGGCCAAATGAACATAATTCGACAAGAACTAAAGACCCAGTTTGAGCGTATTCTCTAGGATTCGTACCAGCTCCCCAGTCTACATCGTAGTCAAAGTATGTAGTAAAAGACTGGTCAACTGTGCCTACAAACCTCATAAGAATGCGCAACTCCCGGTAAAAACCTGCCGGTACGTCGTTGGGGTTAGGGACAGGTAGGGGGAGATTATCCGCATTCGTAACGTCCAGGTCTAAGTAGTTACCTGAAAAGAGATTAGTATTAATCGGTTTATTAACACACGAACCCCCGAGTTCGATAGGAGCACCGATAGGATCGAATACCCACAGTCTTCCGTCAACCGAATTAGTGATTAACTCGCCTTCGTCGCCATCTCCGATAAAGGGTTCCTCGTTAGGTAGCGAGGTCGTCAGTGTCTGTACCGTTGCCTCCATGGCAAATTAACTCTTACTAAAAGGCTTTCAACGTTGAAAGCAGGTTAGGAGGCAACCAGGATGGCAACATATCTCACAGATTCGTGGTCAACAGTATCGGGACTTGCTGCGGTTGCTTACGGGTCTCCAGATCGTTACCCCGAGGTGATGAATCAGGTACGACAGGGGTCCGTGGTTTCGTTTCTGGGACCTATGCCTCCGTCTACCATTGTTGGTCAGCAATTAACTTTAGAAGAGTTTACTAATTCCTTGCAGACAGAATATGACAGGGGAGAAAATTTCACAAGGTATGTGAATAGCCAAGGCAATTCTTTAACAGATTTATCTAGAAATTACTATAATAAAGTAATATCTGCGTTTGATGAGATAGCTACATACGAATCATCGTTAACCGATGCAATCGAGTATGCTATGGGTGATACTGGTATAGACCCTCAGCGGGTAAGCAAAACACTGAACAGTGCGATACCCGATCTGGATCTGTTTAGTCAGATGGCTTCAATCAGCCCTGTGAATAAACTTGATAAATTGCCCGCGAGCACACGCATCGAACTTGATAGCAACGTCAGTCTGGAAAGGGATCAGAACGGTAAAAAGTTGACCACAGGATATCTTACCCCTTCGGATTATTTTGGCGAGATTGCTTATCCTGGTATGGGTAGTACTGGTGATAATCTTCCTAACACCTTGCTTGAATCCATCCGGAGTGGTTACAGTGGATATGCAACTTTGCAACCCCTGGACGATCTACTTCGTCCCGGTATTGCTGACATTGTTTCCGTAGATGATATCCGCGACTTCTCCGGTGTAACACGTTCTATTGCTGGCTTGGGGACAGAAGATACAGTCCGTGATTTAACAGGATTAGGTACTATGAGTGACGCTGATTTGGCCATGTACAATGTAGATTTGGCAAGCATAGTTGTAGACATTAACGGTTATACTGTATACGACCCGTTAAAAGATTCAAACGGAGATTATAGGGATCCACGCTCTCTACCCGATTACAATGCTGAAAATGACGACCCCGGTAACGGGTTACCCTATTCGTCGCGTAACCGTTCCAGTACATTTGATAGTTAAACACAATGGCCACTGAAATTTTCGGACCACTACTTCCGCTGCAATTAGATAGCAGGAATATAAAAGATGTGGTTCGGGCGATTCAGTCCCGGATTTATATTGAATCCCAGGGGCAACTTAACGATTTTACTCCGGCCTCCCCACTAGCGGCGATTAGCGAGGGTCAAGGATTTGCCCAAGCCGAGTTACTTTATTACTTGAACTCTTTACCTGAAGCAGTAACTATTCAATGGTTAAGATCACTAGGCGTTCAACGCCGAATCGGTTCCAAGGCTCAGGTTGAGGTGACATTGTTTCGGGTACCGGGGTATAATAGGCCTGTCACAATCCCGGGAGGAAGCAGAGTATACGCAAATACCGGTCAAGTATATACACTAAGGAATCAAGTAGTGATTACAGGAGATAGTGCTACAGTTACCGCCTTGTCCGAAAAATGGGGAACCACGTATAATGTGACTTCCGGGTCAATCAATAGAATTGAACGTAATTTTCTAGGGCTCGATTCCCTGACCAACGCCTCTCCGGCCACTGGCGGCACGGACTTAGAGACAATTGACGATATGAAGTTGAGAGCATTTGAACTTTTCGGTAGACGCAATCTTACTTCCTCTTTAGACTTTGAACGCGAGGTCCGAGCAGTCGCCCCCGAGGCATCTTTGGTACGAGTAATGTCCTATGAAGAGCGTTTCGGTGAAAACTCTCGTGGAGTATTTGTAGTCGCCGGAGGCGATGACGGATCACCGTTGGAAACAGCGACTCAATCACTACTAGTGACTTCTTTGCGTGACAGGGTGCCGTTGGATGTGAAGGTGTATTTAGCGGAGCCTACGGTTTTGCCAGTTGAAGTTGTAGTTAGTGTTCTGTGGAACCCGGAGGATACGCAAACTTTTACAGACACTTTGGCAGAAAACATTAAAGACATCATTGTCGACCAGGTTTATCCTTCAACCATCGGATTAGGGGGAAACTTGTTGTATGCTGACCTTCTTCGTCTAATTCTGGAAACAGATTTTGTTGTTGACGTTCCGGTTCTAGATGTGAAGCAAATGGCTTTAAATCCAGAAATCACTGGCGGTACAGATGAGATTTGTGGGCGTTTTTTGGGGGCTGAGAATGAGTCTACTTCTACTTGTACGTATACGTACCTCCAGACTGTCGATAAATTGTCTGGGAGCGAACTTGTCGTGCCGGACTCTACATCAGGGTTTCGCCTTTACCGGACTATTGTGTCGCTTATTTCGTCTGTTGACTACAGTACTTTAACATACACGTACGAGGGTTTATATGATATCGTCTAATAGTACTTGGGACCGAAAACAATCTAAACGGACAGTTTCCCCGGCCTTTAGCCGGGGCAAAGCAAAAGTCACATACGAGTTTAGAAATAGACGTTCACAAAAAATATTCAACCACCGGTTGGGAAATATTACGTTTAGGGAAACTCTCGGGTCCGAGTTAACTGAGAGCCGGGATGATGTGATACGAAGTGTTTATGGTGAACGTAACGTTAACGGGTACCGTTATAAGTCGGTTTCCCATAGCCATATTCTCCCGACTCTGCTGAATAGCGATCTTGATATTTACGGGCACGGTGCACCGGTTAAGGCGGGTTATGAAAATTGCTCCATGGTCGGGGCTACTTGCGCTAACGGTACGGATACTGAGTGCGATGTAGGTAAGTGTTTATATGGCCGGTTGTCACAAGTTTCAGGAAACCAGTGGAGATACGATTCTTATACAGCGTCGGGTCTATACTACTTCGTATACGGGACAGAATATGTAACCTTACTTTCAGTGTCCCGTGGAAGATTTTCACTACCTGCTGGTGCTGGAATAGTTGACGTATCTTCTCCTGCTAGTATTTCGTCTGTTGTTTATCTACCCCCCAAGACGTATTCGAACGAGACGTTTGTCCGCAGGATTGTAAAGAGTTTTGACAGCGATGGATTATTACGCTCAGCTACGGATTCTGTTGATAATTTCATTCGCGCTCTCCTGGGAACTAATCAAGCGACAGTAGAGGTTGAAGAAGAAATTAGGGATCGTGTACTTTTAGCCACACGGGATACATTAGATTCGGTATGGTATGAGGTAATTAGCGATGCTATAGATGCAATCTGGCTTGCAAGATTTGAGGAAAAAAATGCCACAAACCGGAGCTTTTTAGTGCAGTGTTATGGGGTGTTGACAGATCTGTATGAAAGGGGAATACAAGTATCTCTGAGCGGTATTAAAGCATCCCGTGTAAACACAGACGTAGATATCGGACGTCCTGTGTATGATCGTTTACCCGGTATTTCCGGTGCGTATAATAATGAGGCTGAAGATACTCCGGCTAAGTGGTTAACGTCTGGAGCGGATACCGAGTTATCCCTAAGTAAATCGTTACTTGATAGTTTTTATCGTGACTACCTAGACCCAGACACGTGCTATCCTTTAAACCTTGACTGGTTGGCACAACATTTTGGGTTTACAACAAATCTTTGGGATTTCTCATGGCCAGCTAGAGTAAAAAGATTGATGTTGTCTAACGCCCATATCAATAGTATAGATATCAGCGACACTTTGTGGACTGATGATTCGGATCTAGATACTTTTAGGGGGGTTGATTTCTCCAAAATTGAACGGGTTTTGGTGGATACAGGGACAAATGAAGTTACCACAGCATACCGTTATAGCAGTAAAGTATATGACACTGATACTAACCTGACTGCTATAGATACTACATCCGATCTTCAGATCGACGTATCTCAGTGGCAGGGAATCTTGCCCTCCAGGGGTTCTCTGTTAACTCTACTGTTTATTTTTTGGGTGTTTGGTATTAAAGCCCCTAGTGCAGAAGAATTAAGCTATAATAGTTCTGAAGGAACATTTATGGTGCGTAGCGGATTACGTAGTGCTGAGATTAACGCACCAGTCAATACGCCTTATATTGTTGATACTTTAAAGGTGGGGTCAGATGTAGATGCAGAGATTGGTAATTACCCTAATCAGTTGATTGCTGACATTAGTACATGTCAGGATAAAACTTCAGCCAATACTGTGGTTATTCGTATGCCTTTTTATTATAACCGTAACGGTCGAAGTTGGGATGCAGCGAGTAATATAGTTGAGAATTATGTTCCAACTACGTCTATAAAACGAATACAATATTCTTATGCGGCTGCCGATCTGTTAGCAGCAGATGATATCTTTTTTGAACCGGAGATACAGTAGATGTCAGATTTATTCAAAACTATCGCCTCAATGCAGCAAGCTCAGACACGAGTTGTTGAAACTTTAGGGGTGCCATATGCCGATCCCTTTAACGAGGAGGGAGTAATTTCTGACGTCAACGACCCCCTGAAGTTGGGTAGGGTCAAAGTTATAACAGATGACGGTATTACTTCGGGTAACTGGGTGCCTGTATCTGGATCCAATAGTGGAACTCTGAGTGCGAGATATATAGGTTCACGAGTTCTAATTGGTAAGACGAATGGCCGGTCGGAGAACATGTATGTCATAGGGGTTATTCGCAACAAACCTGACATCGATATGACTGGTAACCCTATTCAACTACCGGTCGTTGATGAAAGTATGGCGGTTTGGGAGGGATCCGCAGATGCGGGGATGATGTGTAACCGAGGTAATGAGGGTCGGGTATACGTGCTGAGCAACGAGATGAATCAAGACGTTGTTGTCTGTCTACGTCGAACCAGTAATCAGGTGGATTCGAATTCCGCGTGGTCGTGGAAGTCTTTGACTAACGGTCTGTGGGTTGAGAAGGGGTTCAATCCCGGGAATGAGAGCACACCTGCCATTGCTCAGTCTCAAAAACAGAACCCTGGAATACCTCAGTGCACCGAGGCATTGCTAGGAGAGGTTCATGAGTTTACCGAGGACCGGGGATTTCGTACCACTACAATGGTATGTAGAAGGGACGAAAATAAGGATTTTTCCTGGATGCCAATTAGTTCTCCGCCAGTGTTTTTTCGCACAACTCTTCCGACATGTGCTGAGAAATTACATGGAATGGAAGCGGTTGTTGATAATGGTAATAATTCTGAATTAATTGTTTGCCAAAGATACCAAGGCAAAATGTTATGGGTAAAGCAGGGGAGAAGATTACCCCATAAGTTTTATAGCAAAGAGCAACCGTTAAGTCGTGTGCAGTTTACGTCTAATTTTAAAAATATAAGTGCTTTAGATGAAACTCCGGTATCATCAACAAATTATGACTGGGTAGGTACGGAAGATATATCTACAGTTGCGTTTGATACGTTATTCAACAGTATAGATATTACCGGAACGGATCCCAAACTCAAGGAGCTATTGGAAATAGCGAGCATGGTTCCTGCTACGGCATTTGATGGGGCGCAAGTAATGCGCAAAGTGGCTACAGAATCTTTGTTAAAAAAGACAGGTATACCTGTAGAAACCTTGACTCAACAGGTACGAGCTGATCTTGAATCGGTAGGCGGGCTAACTCCTTCAACGGCTCAAATTTTGTCTGGTATTGGAAGTGCTGCTGACGTCTTAGTGAACGGTGTTTCGGATGATGACACTGGTGGGGCGTTACAAAAAATAGGAACAGATACTCTGAGGAATGCTTTGATTCTTTTAGAGCCAAAAACTGCATCTGTTATGACCGGTTTGATGTCTGGTGGAGTAATGGGGGCAGTAGACAGTGCGGTTGCTATAGGTCTTGATCAGTTACCAGATGAGGTAAATAGGTATGCAGCCCCGGTTATTGATATTGCCAAAAATCTATTGCTATCTGACTACCCCGCGTCGTTAGACCGTATTTTAAATACTGCTGCTGGTGGAGGTCTACTCGGTGCTATTACTAGCACGATTAATAGTTCTTCAAAAAACAATATCGTAACCCCCCAATTGCTTGAAAAATTAACTACTAGTCTACAGGACGGGGTATTGGGAGAGATTCCTAAATTGTTTGGGTCTCTGTCAAATTTGGACTCCGTAGTTAAGATGCCTGCTGAGATAGGGTCGCTCCCGGTTTTGGCCTCTACGGCTCTCGGTGTTGTGGGCCAGATCGGTGTGGCACAGAAATTGTTAGGGGGCGGCGGGTTAGGCATAGAGGGGGTAGACAATCTGCTGGGAGATGGCTTCAGCTCTGCAGCAGCAATAGCGGGAGGGGTCAGCGGATTAGCCTCAGTTTTTGGGGGTGGTGTTTCTGGATTGGGGTGTCCATGTGACCCTAAGTGTCGTAAGATATCCCACGGTCTTGATAGTGATGGTAATAATTTACTAGAAAAATGCGGATCAATGTTTGCTAATGGAGCTGATGCTAGTAACGCGACGAATGTACCAATTCCTAACAACATCGGTCCTATAGCAGAGGATATAGGACTGACTTCTACAGGTCTTGGAGACCCCCTGATTGTTAGCAATAGAAGAAATCTTAGCCAATCTATTAGTGATGTAGAACGTATAGGTTCTATGGCTGATAGATTTTTCGATTCACGTTTTACTGATCAGGTAGAGGCTGTGGCAGAAATGACATACACCTTTGAAGCAGTTGAAAAAGCACTAAAAGCTACTGATAACAATATCACCCGTATTGAGTCTGTAGAGAAAAAACTAATTGACTCACTGTATAATTTACTCGGCTCTATCGTTTATGGTAAAAAATCTGGCAGACTAGAGACAGCGGTTATACCCCGCCTTATCAAAGATGTTAGGGAGAATTCTCAAGCTATCAAAGATTTGTACCGTTTTACTCGCAGACTTGATTCCGTTAAGGACGGAGGCAGAGCGGGAGTAAACGTTACTAGAAGCCTTGCCGCATCTTTTCAAAACATACCCGATCTGAGTACTCTGTTAAGTGTTAATCGTCGTGAAGCTTTAAAAGCATTACGTAATGGGGTGATTCCGGCTCACAGAGAGTGGAAGACGATGGATCCTGGCAATAGTGGGTATAGACCGGGGGGTATTGGAGAGTACGATAAAACTATACCCGATCCGTATCCCGATGAGAGAACTCTGTTTGATGGGGATCGGGTACTTTCTATCAGCGCGGAGTCTAAGTTGGGAGATAACTCACCCCCCGTAGAACGCACTCTCACAGATTTAGCGTTGTCGTCAAATCAGATAGATACGTTAAGGGGATTACCATCCAGAGATGGCACAACACTTGATCCTGATCTTATCCAGGCTGGTAGCGATTTGTTGAACGGTATTAATAATCAACTCGATTTGTTGTCTAACATCCCAGAACCTGACGATTCGGTTGAAGGCTCATTATACGACTCTATATCAGACAGAAAAGGTCAGAAAAACTGTCAATGAATAAAAAAGAACTTTCTAGAGAGAAAGAACTAGTAGTAGAAATGAGTAGAGATCTGGAAAGCCTCACTTCAGATCAAAAGACGGAGTTGTTGAGATTAAAGTGTCGTACTGACTTTGTGTCCTATGCCAAATTTATAACCCGTATTGTTGAAACTAGCGGAGTGTTTGAACCATATAGAGTTCACGAACTTATCTGCAGGTATGTGCAGAGTATTTGTGATGGTGAGCAACAATACCGCAGAACTACTATCTCGCTTCCCCCTAGGACAGGTAAAAGCATGCTTATTTCAAAAATCATGCCGTCCTGGCAAATGGGAAGAAGCCCGAGTGCTCAGTTTATTATGGCTAGTTATGCACTTAAACTGACTCAAGAATCCAGTAGGGCAATACTTAGTTACGTAAGTAGCGAAGCTTTTCAGTGGATTTTTCCTGAATGTACGGTTCTAGAAAAAGATTCGAATCTGAAAACTATTCGTTCAAAGCAAGGAGGACTGATTATGTTTGCTTCGGCGGGGAGCGGGGTGACCGGATTCGGATATGGGACGATTAGCGAGGATGATTTACCAGGTATTGGAATACTAGACGATCTTCTGGAAGACGGTGATTCTGCTCAAGTTCTTGAAACAACTTTCTCTTGGACGACTACACAGTTCCTCACGAGGGGTCTTCCCAACAATTGTATAGCAAGTATAGGTACCAGATTCCACAAAGAAGATGTTATCGGTAAGCTGCTTGCCAGTGACCCTGAGGGGTGGCTTGAACTTAATGTTCCAGCTCTTTGCCTGGACGAGGAAAATGACCCGCTTGGAAGAAAACTCGGTGAGTCTCATTGGCCCGAATTCTTTTCAGTAAAAGCTCTGGAATCAATTAAGAAGCAGAACGAGAAAACTTTCAATACTCTGTACCTGGGTCGTCCTCAAGGTGAAAGCGGTGCTTTGTTTAAAGATTTCTGGTTTGGCCATCACGATAAGAATAAAAAGAACTATGAGTATATTTTTGCTACGGCTGACACGGCCCTTAAAAAGAATGAAATCAATGATCCCTCGGTGATCTGCATATTTGGTGTAGTTAGGAAGACGCGTCAACTCCATCTTATTCATGTGTACCAGGAAAGAATGGAGTTTCCCGAACTCCTCAAAGTAATGCCAGTGTGGTTAAAACTTTGGAGAGTGAGGGCATTGTATATTGAGAGTAGGGCGTCAGGTTTGCCACTCCTTCAAATGCTTCGGAAAGAGTTACAGATCGGGGTAAGAGAAGTAATACCCACAAAAGATAAGATTTTTCGAGCTAATGAAGTTTCACCTATAGCCGAAGAGGGACGTGTGTCTTTGTATTCAGAAATACCAGGACTAGGAGAACTAATGTCAGAGCTATGCGCATTTCCTTATGCTAAGCATGACGACTTTGTTGATAGTTTTTGTATGGGATTAAAGGTATATAAAGACGAGATTATGGGATCTGCTAAAGCAGAACATGGTGGGAGTCGAATTAAATTACCCCAAATAAATCACACGGGTGGTACTCAAAGGACCACAAGTCGTCTGGGAAGAGGTTCTTTGAATGTGTCGTATTTGTAAAGAAAATATGGTACAATATCTGTGTATTCGTCAAATATTTGAGAAAAATGTCTGAATTCAAATACCGAGTAGTGTTTTTTCACTCTAATGGTTGTCCAGCATGTGATGCTATGAGACCTATTTGGTCCAAAGTAGCTGGAGAAGTATCCGAAGAGTACCCTGAACTGGCTATAGGTTGGGGAGAATTTAACGTCCTTGATGATAACTGGGAGTTTCTGGAATCACTTGTTCCTGGGACATCAGGGCAAGGTACTCCTGAATTCGCAATCTTCGATTCTGATTCCGAAATGGTTGCCTTTAACGGTGAAGGAATTATGGCAGCTAGCCAGTTAAAAGACTTTGTAATCACTTCTATTCAGGGGTCTTGATGGAGTTAAATTCGA